GACCCTTCGGTAGTGCTGGCAACCCGGAAATATGTTGATGACGCGGTGATCGAGGTTAAGGCTTATGCCGACAAGGCGCTGGCTGCGCACGTTGCCGCTGCCAATCCGCACAATCAATACCTCCAGACGGCCAGCGCGCTGGCAGAGATTAAAGAGGCGGGGCTGGTTGCCGATGCGCTGAAAAATCTTGGTCTGGGCAATGGCACTGCGTTACCCGTCGGCGTACCCGTTCCGTGGCCTCTGGCCGCAGCGCCAGACGGCTGGCTGAAATGCAATGGCGCCGCATTCAGCGCCGCAAGTTATCCGGTACTGGCAAAAGCATACCCGGCCCTAAAGCTACCTGATTTGCGCGGTGAGTTTGTTCGTGGCTGGGATGACGGACGCGGGGTCGATGGTTCACGGATTTTAATCTCGGCTCAGTCTCCAACGGCAATCCGCACAGCGGCGCTGGATTATTATGGCGCTGACGCAACGACGACCAACGGCACAATTGGAACCGCATTCAGTCAGGCAGATAGCGTAACAAGTTCGCAGCCTGCTGATGCTAAATCTCCGGCAAACGGCGCTCTGGGGGCGATTCTTAATGACAACAGTATGTATGCTGAACAAAAGCAGGGTGGAGTTATCACCAGCAGTCAGTGGATTTCTGTTCGCCCACGTAACGTGGCATTTAACTATATTGTGAGGGCCGCGTAATGGCGAAGGTAACGTTTGATAAGGATGGCCTGGCTAAAGTGTCTGGCACGCTGACGGTGTATAGCTTTGATGCAAAAACCGGAGAATACACCGGCACCACTGAAGAGTATTTAGCACCGGGCGTCGGTATACCGGCCAATGCATGCACCGTTGCCCCGCCAGAAGCTGATCAAGGGAAAGTCGCGGTCTTTAATGACGGCAGCTGGCTGTTGGTCGCGGATCACCGCGGCGAAAAGATTTATTCGACGAAAGACGGCCAGCCCGCTGTCGTTACTGAAACAGGTGACTACCCTGAAAACACAACCGTCTTAGCGCCACTCACCGTGTTTGATGTGTGGAACGGTGACGAATGGGTGACCGATGCCACTGCTCAGTCCGCCGCACAGGTCAGGGAAGCTGAAGCCAAAAAGGCCAGCCTGATTGCCGCAGCTAACGAGACTACTCAGGCATGGCAGGCGCAGCTGATGCTTGGCATTATTACCGATGCGGATAAAGCCGCGCTAACTGAATGGATGAAATACATTCAGAAGGTGCAAAGCACCGCCACGGAATCCGCCCCGGATATCACCTGGCCGCAGCAGCCAGAATAAAGTCCATTCATCCCCGTTCGCGGGGATTGTTTTATCTTTCGTCCTGCCAGCTACCAGCAAACCCTAACCGCATGCGTTACCCCGCGTCACTTGTCATCCTGAGCGCACCCAATTTACGGAGTGCATCAGATGTCTGATTATCATCACGGTGTCCGGGTCGTCGAAATCAACGACGGCACGCGCACCATTTCCACCGTCTCCACCGCCATCGTCGGGCTGGTCTGTACCGCCGAGGATGCGGACGCGACCACGTTCCCGTTAAACACGCCGGTACTGTTAACTAACGTACTGTCTGCCATCGGCAAGGCCGGTAAGAAAGGCACGCTGGCGGCATCTTTGCAGGCGATTGCTGACCAGGTTAAACCCGTCACCGTCGTGGTGCGCGTGGCTGAAGGCGCGACCGATGCGGAAACCATCTCCAATGTCATCGGCACCACTGACGAAAACGGCCAGTACACCGGCATGAAGGCGCTGCTGAGTGCGCAGACCCAACTCGACGTTAAGCCGCGCATTCTCGGGGTGCCGGGCCTCGACTCACTGGAGGTTGCGACCGCGCTTGCCAGTATTGCGCAGCAGCTGCGCGCCTTCGCCTACGTTTCCGCGTGGGGCTGTAAAACCATTTCGGACGCCATGAAGTATCGCGAGAACTTCAGCCAGCGCGAGCTGATGGTGATCTGGCCGGACTTTATCGCATGGAGCACCACCGCCAACGCCTCAGAAACCGCATACGCCACCGCGCGTGCGCTGGGCCTGCGCGCCAAAATCGACAACGACACCGGCTGGCATAAAACCCTGTCGAACGTTGGCGTTAACGGCGTGACCGGCATTTCTGCCGGGGTGTTCTGGGATTTGCAGCAGACCGGCACCGATGCCGACCTGCTGAATCAGGCGTGCGTGACCACGCTTATCCGTAAAGATGGTTTTCGTTTCTGGGGAAACCGTACCTGTAGCGACGATCCGCTTTTTGCGTTTGAGAACTACACCCGCACCGCGCAGGTACTGGCCGACACGATGGCGGAGGCGCACATGTGGGCCGTTGACAAGCCGCTGACGCCGGTACTGGTGCGCGAGATTATCGCAGGCATTAACGCCAAATTCCGCGAGCTGGTTAACGCCGGTTATCTGCTGGGCGCCTCCTGCTGGTATGACGAAGCCGCCAACGATAAGGACACCCTGAAGGCGGGCAAGCTCTTTATTGATTATGACTACACGCCGGTGCCGCCGCTGGAAGACCTGACGCTGCGCCAGCGCATCACCGACACCTATCTGGCGAACTTCGCCGCGTCCGTTAACAGCTGAGGACTGAACAATGGCATTGCCAAGAAAACTCAAGGGGATGAACCTCTTTAACGATTCCAACAGCTATCAGGGCGTTGTCACCAGCGTTACGCTGCCCAAGCTTTCCCGCAAGCTGGATCCGTTCCGTGGCGGTGGCATGAGTGGCGCGGCGCATATTGATATGGGCCTCGAAGACGACGCGCTTGATATGGAATGGAGCATTGGCGGGATTGATGAGCTGGTGCTGTCGCAGTGGGGCGCGGGATCCGTACCGCTGCGCTTTACCGGCTCTTACCAGCGCGACGACACCGGCGAGGAAATCGCGGTAGAAATTGAGGTGCGTGGTAAGCACCAGGCGTTTGATTTTGGCGAGGCCAAGCAGGGCGAGGACACCGAAACCAAAATCACCACCAAATCCACCTATTACAAACTGACCTTTAACGGCAAGGAGCTGATTGAAATCGACACCCTCAACATGGTTGAGAAGGTCAACGGCACCGACCGTCTGGAGCAGCGCCGTAAAAATATCGGCCTCGTTTAACCCTTATGCCAGCGCCCTGTCGCTGGCCCTACTCCCTATCTGAGCAGAGAGAAAAAATGGAACTGAAAGAAAACGTCGTTACCCTGGAAACCCCGGTTATGCGTGGCGAGATGGAAATCAAAACCCTTGAGGTGATTAAGCCTAATTCCGGCGCGCTGCGCGGCACCCGCCTTGCCGATCTGGCTGGCTCGGACGTGGATGCGCTGATCACCGTGCTGCCGCGCATCACGCTGCCTGCACTGACGAAGGCCGAGTGTATGAACCTCGATCCTGCTGACCTGATTTCACTGGCGGGCAAGGTGATTGGTTTTTTGTCGCCGAAATCGGACGAGTAAGCTGGCCCGGCGGTATGACCGTTAACGACCTGATGGCCGATATCGCCACCGTTTTTCACTGGCCTCCCTCTGAAATGTACGCCATGCAGCTGGACGAGCTGCTTGACTGGCGGCACAAGGCGATGATCCGCAGCGGAGTAAAACCCGATGAGTAACAACCTGAAACTACAGGTGCTGCTTAAGGCGGTAGACCAGGCGACGCGCCCGTTTAAAGCCATTCAGAACCAGACTCGCAAGCTTTCCGGCGATATCCGCGAAACGCGCGACAGCATCAAGGCGCTCGATGCGCAGGCGGCGAAGATTGACGGCTTTCGCAAAACAAGCAGCCAGCTGGCAGTCACGCAGCAGAAGCTCAAAGACGCCAAAACTGAAGCGGCCGCACTGGCCGTGCAGTTTCGCAACACGGAAAAGCCCACCACGGCGCAGGCCCGCGCGCTGGAAAAAGCCCGTCAGGCCGCAGGCGAGCTGCAAACCAAAAGCAACAGCCTGCGCCTGTCGGTGCAGCAGCAGCGTGAGGCGCTGAACGCTGCCGGGATTTCCACCAAAAAACTGAGCAGCGAACAGCAGCGGCTGAAGAGTGCCGCCGGGCAGGCAACGGTCAGCCTGAGCCGCCAGAAGCAGGAACTACAGCGCCTCGCCCAACAGCAGGAGCGGCTGAACCACATCAGCGATCGCTACCGTAAAGGCCAGGAATTGTCCGGCAGGATGCGCAATGCCGGTGCCGCCGGTGTGGGTGCGGCAACCGTCGGCGCGATTGCCGCGACGTCGGTACTGCGCCCCGGATACGAATTTGCCCAGGCTAACTCCACGCTTCAGGCGACGCTCGGTCTGGATAAAAATTCCGATGATTTCAGGTCGCTTAAAACGCAGGCGCGCAGCATTGGCGATAACACTGCGGCCTCCGCGAACGATGCCGCGCTGGCGCAGATCATCATCGCCAAGTCGGGCGGATCGGTTGACGATATCAAGGCCGCAACGCCGGTCACGCTGAATATGTCGCTGGCCAATAACCGCACGATGGAGGAAAGCGCCAAGCTCCTGATGAGCACGAAGAACGCTTTCGGACTGGCTAACGGACAGGTGGCGCACCTGGGCGACGTGATATCCGCAACGCTTAACAAGACCGCCGCTGATTTTGACGGGCTGAATGATGCGCTGACCTATATCGCCCCGGTCGCCAAAAACGCGGGCGTGAGCGTTGAGCAGACCACGGCCATGATTGGTGCGCTGGCAAAGGCGGGCACAACCGGCAGCATGGCCGGTACGGGCGTGCGCGCCATGCTGCTGCGCGTGCAGGCACCGACCGGGCAGGCGTTCAAGGCAATCAAAGAGCTGGGCGTAAAGACCGCCGACAGCAAAGGCAACATGCGGCCGTTCTTCACCATTCTGAAGGAGATGCAGAAATCCTTTGAGAAAAACAAGCTGGGTACGGCGCAGCAGGCGGAGTACCTGAAAACCATCTTCGGGGAAGAAGCCGCATCCTCTGCGGTCACGCTGATGCAGAGTGCAGCCAGCGGATTACTGGACGACCTGACTAAAACGTTTCAGGGATCTGACGGCAGCACTGAAAAACTGGTCAAGGTGCAGCAGGACAACCTCGGCGGCGACTTTAAGGAATTACAGTCAGCGCAGGAGGCTATCGGCACCGACCTTTACGATCAGCTTGATGCCAGCCTCAGAAAGCTGACGCAGGACAGCACGAAGTTTTTGCTGACCGTGGATAGCTGGATACAGAAAAATCCGGCCCTGTCTTCGGGTATTGCCAAAGCCGCGACGGCGGGCCTGATTTTTGTGGGCGCGCTCGGTGCCCTCGGGCTGGTCGCGTGGCCCGTTATGGCAGGTGTGAACGCGCTTATCGCGGGTGCAGGGTTGCTCGGCACCGCATTCAGCGTGGCGGGCGGTGCCATTACTGCCGCGCTGGGCGCGCTTACGTTGCCGGTGGTGCTTGTGGTTGCCGCAGTCGTCGCCGGTGCGCTGCTTATCCGTAAATACTGGGAGCCGATTAAGGCGTTTATTTCCGGCGTTGCTGAAGGGTTTACCGCAGCAGCAGGCCCGATAAGCGACGCCTTTATCTCGCTGCAACCCGCCTTTAACTGGCTGAGTGACAAGGTTAAAGACCTGTGGAACTGGTTTACAAAGCTGCTGGATCCGGTGAAGTCCACGCAGACAGAGCTTAAAAACGCCGGGGATATGGGCAAGACGTTTGGCAAAAATCTGGCCGATGCGCTGAAAGTCCCCGGTCAGGCGCTCGACCAGCTGATGAGCGGGATCAGCTGGGTGCTGGATAAGCTCGGCGTTATCGACAGTAAATCTGACGGGCTGAAAGACAAGGTTCCCGACCACGACCCGGTCGCGCCGAACGGCCTGCCGTGGATACTGGCCGACAACAGCCCGGACTATAAGCCGGTATCGTCACCGGCGGCAGGGGGCGGATATAACGATCAGAGTCAGAACAGCTACCAGTATGACATCCATATGCATCCGGGTATGACCAAAGACGACGCGCTGGCGCTGATGGCGCAGCATCAGGAACGAAACGACCGTAACCGGCAGGCACAGCAACGCAGCAAAATGGGGTGGGAATAAAATGATGATGATTTACGGCATGATGCCGTTTATGCGCCAGACGCTGCCTTATTCCGAGTTGCAGCAAAGCGTTGATTACCGCTGGCCGACTAACAGCCGCGTCGGGCAAAGGGCATCGGCGCAGTTTATTGGCGTGGGTGATGAGAAAATAACCCTGACCGGCGAGCTGCGCCCGGAGGTGACCGGCGGCGCTATCTCCCTGCTGACGCTCAAGGTGATGGCTGATGAGGGGCGCGCATGGCCGCTGATTGGCGGCAACGGCACGATTTACGGTATGTACGTGGCGGAAAGCTTTTCGGCAACGCACAGCGAGTTTCTGAGCAACGGCAGCGCGCAAAAAATTCAGTTTACCCTGAGCCTGAAACGCGTGGATGAATCGCTGACGTCCATGTTTGGCGACCTGAAAAAGCAGGCCGACGGGCTTGTGAGCGGCGTTAACAACCTGCCAGGCCAGATTACGTCCGCCATCAGCAACGCAAAATCTGCCGCCAGCGGCATTATCTCAACCGTGGGCGGGCTGCTGTGATGGCCGTTACCGGTTTACCCGTGCAGGCCGGGGCGCAGATACAGCCTGACTTCCTGCTGACGGTGAATGCAAAAGACATTACCGCCAATATCCGCGACCGGCTTATCTCCCTCACGCTGACCGATAACCGCGGCTTTGACGCCGATCAGCTCGACCTTGAGCTGGACGATGCGGACGGGCAGCTGGCAATGCCGGTGCGCGGGGCGGTGATAAAGCTGTATCTGGGCTGGAAAGGCCAGGCACTTATCGGCAAGGGAGAATTCACCGTTGATGAGGTTGAGCATCACGGCGCGCCTGACACGATGGTTATCCGGGCGCGCAGCGTGGATTTTCGCGGTACGCTGAATTCCCGCCGGGAGGTTTCCTATCACGACACCACCCTGGGCAAAGTGGTAACGCAGATTGCGGAGCGTAACAGCCTGAAACCCATGCTGGCCGACGGCTTTGCGGCGCTGCCGGTCGCCCATATTGACCAGACGCAGGAAACTGACACGAAGTTTTTGACGCGGCTTGCCTCGCTGTATGGCGCAGTGGCCGCTATCAAGGCCGGGCGGCTGCTGTTTCTGCGCCCCGGCAGCGGCGTGACGGCGAGCGGTAAGCCCATTCCGCAGCTGACGATCACGCGTCAGGACGGCGACCGGCACACCTTCAGCATTGTCGACCGGGGTGCATACACCGGCGTAACGGCCAGCTGGCTGCATACCAAAGATCCAAAGCCGAAAAAGGTAAAGGTAAAGCGCATACCCAAAGAGAAACACCTGCGCGCCCTGGAGCATCCGGCGGCGAAAAAGAAAAAGGCCGCTGCAAAAACGCCGGAAGCCCCGGAGGGGGATTATCTGGCCGGCACTGAAGATAACGTGTTTGCGCTGACCACGGTTTACGCCACCAAAGCCACCGCCATGCGGGCGGCAAAGGCCAAGTGGGACAAGCTTCAGCGAGGGGTTGCCGAGTTTTCGCTGACGCTTGCGATGGGGCGGGCTGACCTGTTCCCGGAAACGCCGGTAAGGGTCAGTGGGTTTAAGGCGGTGATCGACGTACAGCCCTGGCTAATCAGCAAGGTGACGCACAGTCTTAACGGCAACGGCTACACGACAGCGCTGGATTTTGAGGTGCTTTTATCCGATGTGGAATATCAGGCTGAAGATAACGTGTGAGTTAGATTAATGCGAAAAAAGTTGTTTTATAAATAGATTTAGTCTAATAAGGGGTATGCCGAAAAGGAGAGCTTATTAATGATGCAT